TATTATATATTAAATAGTTATATAGTTATATAGTTATATAGTTATATAGTTATATAGTTATATTTAATAAAGTAATAATCTTTTAATCAAAAATGTATAAGAATACTATTTTATATATATAGACAAGTATATAAATTATAATGTTACACGAAGATGATAATTCTAATATAAAAATAGATATTGAAATATTTAAAAAAAAATTAAAAGAATTTGAAAATAGAGATGATTTAAATATTTCAAATTCTATAATTAAAAAATATCACGAATTAATAAAAACATACAATTGCTTTAATATGAAATATGATCCAAAAAGTGTATGGGAAAAAAAGAAACACAAATCAAAAAATTTTTTATATACAAAAAATAAATTATATACTTTTACAGCTGTAACAAAAAATAATACAATAAATGATACGAATACAAAATATATAATTGGATTCTTAAATAAAATAACAGAAAATAATAAAATAGTAATATTAAAGTCATTAGAAAATATAATATCCGAAAATAATTATATTGAAAATAAGGTTTTATTAAATATAGTATTTAATTATATAGAAAAAAAATATGATATAATATATATAGATATATTAAAATTATTTGAAAAAAAACACAATAATATAATTTATGATTATATAAATGATTATATATTATTAAAAAAATGGTTACCATATGAATATATTATAAATAATAATATATTAGATGATAATTTATATAATGAATATTGCGATTATATTAAATGGAAAAAAAAAGAAATTAATTATATAAAAACATTTATGTATATAATTAATGAAGAAAAAGAGAAATATACAAATATATATGAAATATTATGTAATAATATATTTGATATTTTTAATAATTATTTAAAAGATAATTATCATACATTTTTATTAGATTATACATTAGAATTATTAAATATATTATTATATGAAACTGATAATATTATTATAAATAATTTAAAAAAAATGGATATGACAAAAATAGAAAATTCAACAAAATTTATAATCTATAATATTATAAGGAAATGATTAAGATATTAATTCATACGTATTTATTAATATTATTATTATTAATAATATATTATGAGCATATTCAATTGAAAAATAAATTAGAAGATGAAAAAGGATGTTTTTGTATAAAAAAAATTAGAAGATATTGTTTTGGATTATTATACCCTAAAATAATATTATTAATGATTATATTATTTACAATTTTTACCGAAAAGTCTTTAAAATATTTAAGTGGTAATTTACTTGTAAATACGTATATGATATTAACATTAATATCATATATAATATTAATAATATATTTTAGCATAATAGCAACTGATATATTTGAAAATAATGCTGGATATTGCAATTGTGCTAATACATTATTAAGTAGTATTATATATTATTCTTCAATATTTGGAATAATATTCATTTTAATTATGTCGTTAAAAATTTTTGAGTTTTTTTTCGTACATAATTATAGATAAGTAAAGTAATATGAATTTTATAACACCTGGTTATATAGCAAATTTTATGGTAAATTTATTTATATTTATATTATTAGCGTGTGTTTATACATATATTCAAAAATTAGAAACAGATGGTTGTGAATGCGCATTAACAGAATTTTATCCTGCGCCATTTATTAAAAATTTTTCGATATTTGCATTGATATTCTTAATATTTGTAATGTTAATACCACCGGGAACTATATTAGCTGATATATTTGGAAAAGAAATTACTGGATTGTATTTATTAGTAATTTTTATATTTTATATCGTATTTGCGGTATGGGTATTTATGACTATGACATATACTAGAAAATTAATTACTGAAAAATGTAAATGTTCTGAAGATTTAAGAAGAGAATTAGTATATGCTGGAACAACAATTGAAATGATATTAATTGTATTATTGTTATTAACTACAATAATATTTCCATTAATTTTATCGGGTCTTTCTATATTTTTTAATAATGCAAAGGGAATTACTCAAAAAGTTGAAAATAATTTAAAAAATCCAGTTTCGGGTATAAAATCTGTGCCAAAAGATTTGGGAAAAGTTGCTTCGCAACTTAAAAATATCGTAACAACATCCGCTAAAGGAGTTAGATCTTTAACTAAAAAAAAATAAATTAAATATTTAAAGTCCTTTTATTATTTTTATTTGATTTTAAAAATTTAATATCAGCATTATCTTCTATTATTGAAGTTATTTCATCATCACTAACAGATAATGTTTCTATATTATTATTATTATTATTATTAGTTGAAATATTTTTATGAACGTCATCAATAATTGAATCTATTTCACTAATTGAATTATTATCATCATTCATATTTGTATTCATATTATTTCGCATAGAACCACCTCCCAAATTATTAAATAATCCACTCACCATTCCAAATAATCCCGGTCCATTTATTGGATTATCATTTCTCTGATTATTCATATTCTTGTTTCCATTAGGCATTACATATTCTTTTGCTGCCGCTTGTTGAAATTGTTTCATTAAATCCGGATTGGATTTTAATACATTTTGAATATCTGGCAATGGTTGTTCCTTAAACATTCGGTTTGTTAAATGAAACATAAATGCGCTTCCCGATAAACTAATAAATAATCTTAATTCTGGTGCCATTTTTTTGCCACTACTTTTATATTTATCATGTAATTCTTCAAATATATCATCATAATCAACTATACTATCATGTACTTGTTCGGACCACCCATCTAATTGTATAGTAAATGGATCATATCTACTATTTAAATATTCCGAACCGGTTACGAATGCCATAAGCATTTTTCTTTGAAATCTAATACTTCCATCAATTTCTTTTTCTTTTAATAATTTATTATATTCTAATTTCATTTCTTCGAGATCCGAATTTAAATTAAATTTAAATGGTATTTTATATCCACGCTGCTCTAATCTATCTAATTGATATATTATCTCTTTTTTCTCTCTTAAACCATCTACAACAGTATTAGAACGTCCTGATTTTCTATCACTTTTTCTACTTACAACACTTGATCCAGATATACTTCCAGTTTCATTAGAATCACCCGCGGAAGATCTAGAAGATCTTCCGGATCTTGAAGATGCCGAAGATCCAGAAGATTCTGAATCTTTATTTTTTTTTGTATATTTTTTGGAAGCACTTCCATCCGATGATGATTCACTTAATGAAGAAACAGATCCACCTGATGAAGAAGCAGATGATGAAGAAACAATGTCATTACTTATTTTTTTTTTATTAAAAATCATATCATCACCCGCCCTGAGGCTATTTTTATTAATATTATTACTAGGTTTTTTAAAATCAATACTATTAAAATTATTTTTATTTAAATTAAAAATTTCATCTCTTGAATTATTAGAAAAATTCATAATATATATATTATGAATTTTAAATGTTTATATAATAATACGCAATTATATATAAGATAATAAACTTATTATTAATAAGATTTATATATATATGTTTGAAAATTTAATATTTTTTGATTTTGATTTTAATAAAAATAATTCTGAATATGTATCTATTATTATTCAAGGTGGTTTAGGAAATCAACTATTTCAAATTGCAACAGCATATACTTATTCTATCCAAAATAATAAAAAATTAATTTTTAAATATTCAGATAAATTACATAATTCATATGATTTAGATAGAAAATCTTTTTGGAATACATTATTTACTAATAAATTAAATGTATTAAATGAACATGAATATAATAATATTAAATTTATCAAATATTATGAAAAAAAAAATTATAATTATAATACTATTCCTATTATAAATAATAATATATTATTACATGGATATTTTCAATCTTTTAAATATTTAGATAATGAAAAAACTACAAAAAATTTTCTTAGACATTTAGTATATTCTTCTGATATATATATATATAATGTATATAATCTTTATAATTCAATTAAAAACTATTTTTCAAAAATAACTAATCAAAACTGCAACGATGATGATATCGTTTCTATGCATTTTAGAAGAACTGATTATATATTAACTCCCAATAATTATCACTATGTATTAGATATTAATTATTATATAAATGCATTAAACATTGTTGATAGAAATTGTATTGTAATATTTTCAGATGATATTGAATGGTGTAAAAATAATATTACAGATAAACTTTTTAACAAAGAAGTATTTTTATATTTTGTTGATATTAATAATGTTGAAATGGAATTTATTCTATTATCATTTATTAAACATAATATTATATCAAATTCAACATTTAGTTTGATGGCTTCATATATTAGTTATTATGATACTAAGAAAACCATAATTGCACCAAAAAAATGGATTTCAGATACACAAGAAAAAGAATTAGGTATTATAAATGAAATTTATCATTCAGATATTACACATATTATTTAATTTACTAACCTTGATATAACATAATATGTCTAGAACCAACTGGTAAAGATTTACTTACACGCGTCACTGGGGAGAGAACCTGCTGGATTTTTTTTCCCATACCTACAATGATCGCATTTGTCCTGCAATTGCCGGTAGTATGTATTTGCAGGACATCTTACGAATTGGCACGCGCCTTGGCCGCGAGACCCGGCATTTGAACGAAAACCCGAGGGGCACATCGCACAACCAATGTGAGTTTCGTATTGCATTTCCTGACAGTAGTGATAACATGCATTTGCACCAACAGAACCAGCTGGTGAAACTTTTCGCGGGGGACAATTTTTACACACATCGCCTTCTCTATATTGATTTTCAAGACATTCTAATGAGCTCTCTGCACTGTAGGTGATAAGGAGCATCTTGTGCGTGTCCTTTGCCCGAAGGACAAGGCTTACATATGTTTTGGGTTATGTCAGATGGGTGAGTCACGAAGTACTCATTTGCAGGACATATTACTTTTTCACACGATTTTATACCAATAGAACCGGCTTCTGAGCGATGACCCAGGGGGCACTTGAGGCAACCAGTACCTCTCTCATTCCTTTCGAAAAACCGATTCATACTACAATTCTCATAGCATGCATTTACACTAACAGAACCAGGTGGGGCAACTTGCTGCTTGAAGGGGTATGTTGAGGAGATAGGACACTTTTTACACATATTGCCATCGCGATAGTGAGTTCCAGGACAATTCGGCCTACATCTTGTCGATGTTCCACCTTGAGACCAAAAACCAAGAGGACATAAGACACAACGAGCACCTTCGCGATAATGATTTTCAGGGCAAATGCTGTAAAACTCGCGGCATATATGGTAATCATTTACACGCGATGATCTTCTAATACTATTACCTCGGTCTGCACCTATACATTCATAACATACAGTGTTATCTTTGAAATGTTCTGGTTTGCGTGTGTAAAAACCTTTACAATCTGGATTATTTTCACAATTTATTTTACAAGTTTCTGTAACCCGAAAAACCAGTTTTTATATCTTTTATTTTAACTTGGTATTTTTTTCTTTCCGTATTACATCCATAACCTATTAAATTATTTGAAAAACAATGTTGTTTTTTTTGTAACATAACTCTAACATAGCAAAATATAATTTTATTATATAGATAAAAAAAACGCTCCCAACAGGGATTGAACCTGTGACCTAGAGATTAACAGTCTCTCGCTCTAACCAACTGAGCTATAGGAGCAAATTAGGAAATTCCTAATATTATATATAATATAATCTTTATATATTTTTATTTACTAATATTGATTTTACTTTTACTTTTACTTTTACTTTTAATAGTTTTCGGAATAACAGATAAATCAGTTACTATTATTTTTTTGCTTTTATTATCATCTGGACATATTTCACTTGTTTTATAGTAATTAATATAATGTCTTGGATAATCTATTATATATTTTGTATCAAATGGAAATAAAACTTCACTTTCATTATAAGAACTTAATATATTAATTAAAATGATTTTACTATTTTTTGGCACATTTACTCTCATTATGCAACAATTTTTACTTGCATAACTAACAGCTGTTTTATAATCAAATGTATAACTACTTAATGTTTCTGATGTATGAATACCTTTTATAGATTTTTTAAGATAATATTCATCATTCACGCCTCTGTAAAAAACTAAATTATTTTTTAGTATAGGACATTTATTAAATATATTATTTATATCTTTAATATATAATAATAATATATTATTCCAATCAAAATTAATATAATTTAAAATTATATATTCCTCTAATTCTAACTTATTTAATTTGCTAAAATATATTCCATCTTTATTGTATAAATATTGTTTTATTTGATAATAAAATAATATAAAATTTCTATTTGTATTAAATACTTTTTTATCAATCACTATTTTGGATTTTCTATAACCATTATCTATTTCATCTATATTTTTATCTATATTTAACTTATTTAATATAAAATAATTAATTATAATATCTCCATCATGGGTATGACATCGTAATGTATATAAATCTTCCATACTTAATTCCTTTATAAATTCGTTCTGTTCTTTAATCCATTCATTATAATAATCTTCATTATGTAATACATATAATCTATTAATAAATTTCTTATTATATTTATTATATAATAAATCAAAATCAATTATATCATTCTTAAATATTACAGTATCATTTTCATTATGACTATTTGATAATATGTGTTTATCTATTTTAATTGTATCATATTTAATATTTACTTTTTTTGAAATGAATTTTTTAGATAATTCTAGATATTTATTATAATATTCGCATAATTTTTCATGCTCATAATCTAAATATAAATCATTATTTAATTCTATATTTTTTCTCGCTTTATAAAGTTTTCCTAATAAAGATTTTTGAATATTTTTTGGTATATCTGATTTTGACATTTATTATCTAATTTAATATTTTAAAACATAAAAAAAAATATATGACATTATTAAGATACTTAATATGGAAGGGTTAATTAATAGTATTAATTATTTTAATGATTTTTGTGAGAACTATCCACATTTGCAACAATTAGATTTAAATCAAGATATACTGCTAGAGTATAAACAACTTGTTGATAATATTATACGAAATTTAGCAAATACACCAGAATTACCTGGTTATTTTGTATTATTATACACTGAATCATTTTTTGATGCTCTTAATAATATACAACTGTATAGACAGTGTATTCCTGGTAATATATTTAATTATGATCGTTTTATTAACGCTTTTGCCTTAGATAATAATTATTACACTGCTATTTCTCATGAAAATGGCGCCTCTCTAATAAATAGTAATAGACAAAGTGGTTCTCATCTTCTAGCAACTTTAGCAGATGGTAGAGCTTATATGCGCAATACACTACCTCCTGTCGGAGAGGAACAACCATTACATTATGAATCTATATGTGAAGAAAGACCTGTAGATTCACCAGATCGTAGTTTTAACTTAGAAAATAACATAATTGATGGATATAGTACATATGCTGCAAATTTAATAAAGAAAGAGTTTGTTGAATTACGACGAGGAGAAGAATTAAATATTATTGATATGATTATTAATAATAAGAAATTTTTTAATAAAATTACTTTACTTAATAATGTAAATAATACTATATTAGATGAAAATTTATTTAACTTAACAAGAGAAAGACTAGAAAATAATAGAGATCTTCAATTTTATAGAAACCCTGATTTATTGCAAGAAATGATTAGATCTTTTAATATAGGTCTCCAACGAAATGATCCTGATCATTGGGGTATTAATATGAATTCTACTATAATATATAATATGGACGCGGGGGGAAACCCGGTAATTGTAAATTCTCCCACATGGGTTAGAGAGCTAGATCCAGCAGAGCCTGGAAAAGTTAGATCTCAATTTAATGCTCTCCCTGATAATTTTTTTACAGATCATATAGAGTATGGAGCAATTTTTTTAAATGTTTTTCAAAGAAATAATTCAGCATGGAGAATTTACATGCCCTTATTGAGAACAGGTTTTTCATGTGATTTAAGTAATAATTCAACAATTTCTTATTCTCATAAATTTTCACATGAATTATTTGCAGGTGGATATCAAACTTTAGGATTTGGTCCTCTTTTTTTTGATATCCAACAGCAAACATTATTTTATAATCATGATTTATTAAATACTTTTTCTTTAAATTATAGATCATCAACTGTTATTAATCAACTAATAAGTGAAGTACAAAGAGTGGATGCTAACCATATAACTACAATGACAAATAATCCAAATCACAACAGTTGGAGAAATAGATATAATTTTTTAATGGAAAGATTTCATTCAATTATAAAATCAGTAGAATTAGTTTGTAATATAGGAACAGGTATAGAAAATAATATCAATGGAATATTACCACTAATTCATAAATTACCATTATTTCATGGTTCAAATATTAATTTATTTGGTGATCTTGGAAGAGAGGACGCATTTTCATATGTCAGAGGTTTTTTATCATGTACGACTACTATAGATACTGCATTCAGATTTACAGATGACGGGGAAGTAACTTATATTTATTTAATTTTGATAGAACCGGGAGAACATTGCCCCTTTATTAATATGGGTAATTTTTTTAGAGAATTTGCATTGCCACCAGGTACAATTTTACATAGATTGGGTTCATTTAGACTTCCTGATTTAGACTGGAATGTTGAGCGTGTAGGTGAAAAATTAGGAAATCAAATCGAATATGTACTAGTTAGACCTGCTATAGGAAATTTTGTTGCAGAATTTACAAATCTAATTAATATTGCAAATACATGGCAACCATATTTACGATCAAGAACGTGTATTCATAATCATGCAAATGTTTTTAATCAAAATGCTAATATAGCACAATCTGTTGATGCACTAAGAAATAATGTTTTAACTAGAATTCCTCCGAATAATCTTCAAATTGGTGGTTTAAAGAAAAGAAAAAATAATAAAAATGCGAATTTATTTAAAAAAACGAATGTTGATTTATCAAGAATAGGAAAAATAAAAGTAAAAAGAATGCGCTTTTCATTAGCACCTAATTCTAATACTCTCAAAAAAAGAGGAAAAAGCCTTTCTGCTTTAAAAAAAAAAAAGTTACAAGAACAAGAAGAACATAGTCATTTTAATTCATTCGCAAATAATAAATTGTTTGAAACATTTGGAACAAAATACGAATTAAAAAAATATATTCTTAAAATTAATATAGGTTTTAATGAAAATATTGAGGCTTCTGCTCTTAATAAAAAAGACTTAGAGACAAAATATAGTAATTTTAATTCATTAAGAAAAAATCAAGCTAAAAATGAACTTAGAATACCAAGATCTAATAAAAACTTATCATTAAATTCATTTAGAATATCAAAATCTAATAAAATATTACCATTTAATTTAATTGAAACAAAGATGGAAAATATATTTAACGCAGAAACTAATAAAATATTAAATTTAAAAAAATTCTAAATTTTATTTAGTATTATTTTGATATTTAAGTTTTTTTAAAAATAAATAAATAATAACTATTTTTTATTATAAATAAAAATAAATATATACTCTCAGTGGGGCTCGAACCCACGGCCACAAGGTTAAAAGCCTTGCGCTCTACCGACTGAGCTATGAGAGCATGTATATAATACATATTAAATCTTTATATATATTTAAAAAAAGTACATTTCTTTATTTTTTTAAATTTTTTATAAAACATTTTATAAATTATATATTTTTTACGAAATGTACTTTTTTTTTTGTGTTATATTATATATTTATATAATATAATTATTTATTTAATGAGTGATAAAGAATTAATTTTTATATTAGATTTAGATAACACTATTATTGGTAATTGTACTTATCAAAGTGATATATATATATTACAAAAATATCAAATTAATAATGGTATAAAAATAATAAATAATAATAATTTAATATCATCATATAAATATAATTCAAAATTAATACGACCATATTTTTTATATTTTTATACAAAAATTAAAAATATGTATCCAAAATGTTATATATTTATATATACTGCTTCTGAAAGTAATTGGGCTAAAAAAGAAATAACATATATAGAAAAAGGATTAAATATAAAATTTTCTAGACCAATATTTACAAGAAATGACTGTATAATAAATAGTAATGGAGAATATAAGAAAGTAATATCTAAAATTTTACCTAAAATAAAAAAAATTACTAATAATATTAAAGATAATTTAATAATTATTGATAATAATAATACATTTATTGATTATAATTCTAATTTTATATTATGTAAATCGTATGATTATATATTTTATTTAGATATTTGGGAAAATATAAATAAAGATTTTTATAAATATATAGATCTAACAAATTATATAGTTAAATTAATTAAAAATAATAAATTATCAAAATATTATAAAAAAGAAACAACAAGTAATAAAGAATTAGAAAAACATTATAAATGGAAATATAAAAAATATAAAAAACTAAATAAAATTAATAAAAAATATTTAAATGATAATTTTTGGAAAATATTAACAGATAATATTATATCTAATAATTTTTATAAATTTAATAAAGATACTATTGCATATTTACAAAAAGTTACAAATAATAACTAAAAATTAAAATTATTATTCTATTACTTTATTAGAAATTAGACTAAATTATATGGATTGTATTAGTGATATTTTTTGTTATAAGCATAAAAGTTATAAAAATACAGATTTATTAGTCAATATTATATATTATGGCGTTTTATTTTTACCATTGGTAGTTGGTATGTCGATAGGAGCAATATATCGGAATAAATGGCAAGAAGATAAATATAGGAATTTGATTAAACCAGATTTATATCCACCAAGTTATTTATTTGGTATAGTGTGGCCTATTTTATATCTAATAATTGGAATGATATATAGTTATGCTTTATATGATACAAATTGTAGTCCATTTGGATATTCTAAATGTGGTAAAAGACAGTTTTTTAAAAATGCGAAATATTGGATAATACCAATATTGGCATTAATATTTAATTTTTCATATACACCTGTTTTTTTTAGTAAAAATGGATTGTTTAATGGATTTATTATTATAATATTGAGTTTATTTTTTGCAATATTGACATTGATTCAGTTTGCAATGCAGAGAGATTTTTCACACACTTTATATATATGGGCTATTTTAGCATTAGTTCCTTATATAGCTTGGTTATCTTATGCGAGTTATTTATCGTATAATATATATATATTAAATGACAAAAAAAAAGACAGAATTCTATTATAAAGTAATATATATAATTACCGTGAAAAAAAATTAATAATATTAAAATAAATAATTTCTAACAGAATATACTAATATGAACCAAATTAAATATCCAATTACAGGCGCTATTAAATAATTATTAAAAGAATTATAAACAAATAATATTGTAATAACAAATAAAGCATAAATACATAAAAATATTAATAAATTAAATAAAAAATTATTTATTTGATTTTTTTGATTTTTACAAACATAAAAATAGGCAAATA